GGGGCTATGTGGGCTAGGATGCCCATAACTGCCTTGGTAGCTGATGAACCGTTTGAAGAGTGGCCCGAGGGTATGGCAGTTCACGAGGCCCAGCCTTGGGACTGCCCTTCTCATACACATGCGGTATATACGCTTGACAGGGCGTCACCTTGCCCGTGGATGGCTAAGATCGCAGGAGAGTTTTTTCCTGCTAAGTACCTGTTTACTGTGGATTATACCGACACAGATGTAGCAGATGATCCAGCGCAACACAAACAAGCGCATGTGCTACAGTTACTAGATGCAGGCAAGTGGACAGGTAATATAGTGGCGTTACCCAACAACAGAGTACGGGTAACACATCCTGCGTGGTTTGAAACAGGCGAAGGCGCACCAGACTTTAAGCCATCACAACATATACATTATTCTAAATCTGATTTAGACTACACATTAGACGTAACGCAAATATTCGATAACTTGTACAGCGAGGCCGAGTAATGAATTATACTGAGCTTACGCAAGCTATAAAAGATTATACAGAGAACACAGAGGCAACGTTTGTTTCTTTGATCCCTACGTTTGTTCAGCAAGCGGAGCAACGTATATTTCGTACTGTTACTATACCTGAAGTTAGGTCCAACAGTACGGGTACTCTTTTTCAAGGGAACCAATACCTTGAACGTCCTGCTGATTTCTTAGCGGTATTCTCTCTAGCAATTATTGACCCTACTACAGCGGCGTACACGTACTTGTTAGAAAAAGACGTTAACTTTATGCGGGAAGCGTACCCCGTAACAGCTACAGAAGGTGTACCTAAATATTATGGTCAGTTTGATGGTGACGCTATAACAGCGGCTACAGACGGACACTTTATTATAGGTCCAACGCCTAATGCTACATATACCGTAGAGTTACATTACTACTTTGAGCCTAAGTCTATTGTTACTACAAGCACGTCTTGGCTTGGTGAGAACGCTGACACTGTACTTCTTTATGGTTCCTTGGTAGAGGCGTACACGTTTATGAAGGGCGACCCTGATGTTATGCAGTCATACAGAGAGCGATATGAGTCTGCGCTACAACAGTTGTCCGTTATTGATGCCGCCAGCAAAGGCGATAGTTACAGGGATGGGAACTTTAGATGAATATGCCGTTTGAAATGTCTGTTGGTAGCGTCGGAGTCCGAACTACTAATAACCGAGGATTTACTCCAGAAGAAGTCGCGGAGCTATGCGTTGATAGGTTAATGATCGTATCAAATAATGCGCCGCCAGCAATAAAAGATCAAGCCTTGGCTCACAAGGAACGTATGAAGGCTGTAATCGCAGTCTACATGAAACAGGCTATCCAGAGCGATAGAACTACTGTATATAATGCAATCAGTGATGCTGGTCATAAAAAACTAGCCGAATATATAAGGAAAATGTAAATGGCTTTTAATGGCAACTTTATGTGTACCTCTTTCAAAGTTGAAGTTTTGAAGGGTGTCCACAATTTTACCGCTGCATCTAACGTCTTTAAGCTGGCAATGTACACAAACAGCGCAAGTTTCACAGCGGCTACCACAGCTTACACTTCTAGCAATGAGGTTAGTGGCACAAACTACACGGCTAAAGGTAACGCTATAACTACAGTTACTCCTGTTGCTGATAGCACAACTGCTATTGTAGATATGAATAATGTTGTGTTTAGTAACGTGACTATTTCTGCTGTCCGGGGCGCGTTAATCTTTAATGAAGCAAGATTTCGGTTCTGACAAAGCTGCAAGTGCTGGTGACTTTACAGTAGTGATGCCTACGGCAAATGCAAGTAACGCTATTATCCGTATCGCCTAAGTGAAGGGATAACCCATGCCACTACCTTTTTCTGGCTGGGGCCGTGGCGGTTGGAGTTCTGGCTCTTGGAATAGCCTTAACGAACAAGTTCTGATTGACAATGGCGCTTGGGGCCAAGGTGGTTGGGGCGCTAACGGCTGGAATGTAGGAGAAACCGTAGCGGGAGCTACAGGTTTAGTAGGCTCTACAACAATTACCTTTGGGTATTCTGTAGCAGGTGTATCGGGTACAGGCAGCGTAGGCGCTGTCAGTGTTAATCAGGAATTTTCCGTAACAGGTGTTAGTGGCACTTCGGCCCTTGCTACTGTTGTTACTGAGTCTGATGGTAATCTTACGGTAATTGGTCTTAATTCTATTGGATCAGTCGGTGCAACCTCTGTATCATCAAACTCAGTAATTCCTGTAACGGGTGTTTCTGCTACTGGCGCAGTGGGGGAGCCATTTGCAAGGGTTGGTATAAACGCTAACCCTGCGGGTGTGTCTAGCACTGGCGCAGTTGGTGCCACCACAATTACCTTAACTGCAAATATATCTGCGACAGGCGTGACGGGTACAGGCGCTATAGGGGCGGTGGCTACACCGATCTACGGTGTTCTTGGCACAGGCAGCGTAGGTACTGTTAGTATTAACCAAGAATTTGCGGTGACAGGTCTGGCTGGTACAGGCGCGGTAGGCGCTGTAACAATTGATTTTAAGTACGATGTTACGGGTGTATCGGGTACAGGCGCGGTAGGTACTGTTAGTGTAAACCAAGCCTTTGCTGTTACGGGTCTATCTGCTACAGGTGCAATTGGCTCGCCTTTTGTTTGGCAACAAATTATACCTGCTAACAATGCTCAGTGGACGCCTGTATCTCCAAGTTCTACTCCAAATTGGAAAAAGATTGCGTCTTAACGATAGGCGCGGTATAAACTAGATAACTTATATGCGTAGGAAACTCACATGGCTAGTACATATGGAAATGATCTTCGGCTAGAAGAGATTGGCGATGGCGAACAATCTGGTACATGGGGCGCTACAACCAACACAAACCTTGAACTAATTGCAGAGGCTCTTAGTTTTGGCACCGAAGCCATTACTACTAACGCTGATACGCATACCACAACAATTGCAGATGGAGCCACCGATCCGGGTCGCTCTCTGTATCTAAAGTACACAGGAACGCTAGACAGCACCTGCACAATTACAATTGCCCCTAATTCTATTAGCAAAACATGGTACATTGAGAACGGTACAAGCGGCTCTCAAAGCATTATTATCTCGCAAGGCTCTGGGGCCAACGTAACAATCCCAACAGGACAAACCAAGATCGTGTACTCAGACGGCGCGGGTTCGGGCGCAGCAATCGCTGAGATTGGTACTTTAGGTGTCACTAATCTGAGTGTGTCTGGTGATATTACTGTAGGGGATGACCTTACTGTGACGGACGATGCTGCTATTGGGGGCGCGTTGACAGTCACAGGTGCGGTGGATATTGATGGGACCACTAATCTTGATGCTGTGGATATTGATGGCGCAGTCCAGCTAGACGCTACTCTTACTGTAGGTGCTAACGACCAAGGATATGACGTTACCTTGCATGGCGATACGGCTGCTAGGAATGTTGTTTGGGATAGTAGTGCAGACAGTTTGATATTCTCAGACAATGCCAAGGCCATCTTCGGTGCTGGCTCAGATTTGCAGATTTATCATGCGGGGACGGGGTCAGTAATTTCAGACTCTGGAACTGGGAATTTATACATCGACAGCACTAACTTAAATTTTAGAAATGCAGCAACAAATAAAACTTACGCAACGATGAACGATGGTGCAGCAGTAACACTTTATCATAACAATGCAGTTAAACTCGCCACAACAGCTACAGGCGCAGCCATTACAGGCGCAGTAAAGCCTACCACTTATCAAGAGACATATGTGGCGTCGAGTGCTGCATCCACAGTTACACTTGACCTAGCAACTGCCACGTCTTTTTCTTTGACGATGGATCAAGCTACTACATTTGCATTTAGCAATCCTCCCAGTTCTGGAACAGCATTTAGCTTTACTCTGTTTCTAACGCAGCACAGTTCAGCCGTTGCAATAACATGGCCCAACACGGTAGATTGGGCTGGCGGTTCCGCACCAGCGGCTGCGGCTGCGAATGCGGTACAAGCATACGCCTTCTTTACCAGAGATGGCGGCACGACATACTATGGTTTCTTAGGAGGGACAGCCATTGCCTAGGTCATTTGACAGTGTTTTCTACGGCGCTGCTGGAGCTAGTGGCGAAGACCTACCATCAGACGACCAGTTCAACCGTGTTAGTTTTCTCAGTCACTTTGAGGGAGCAAATAACGGCGTGAACAATGCGTTTGATGATGGCTCTGCAAACAACTACACAGTCACTGCTGCTGGCGATGTAACCCAAGGTTCGTTTGGGCCATTTGCTCGTGAGGCTGGATACTGGGGAATAGACTTTCTTAATAACACAGGCGCTAGAAATGGTTTGAAATTATGTGAGGGATATCAAACTGAATTAGTAATGACGGGTACTTTTACTATAGAGTTTTGGCTTTATCATCGTTACGTCAACGGATACCAAACATTCTTTGGCAGCGGTGGCGGGTTTAGTGGGTGGAATAGCAGTACGGGTCACGAAATTACTTTTTTCGCGGGTGGGAACGACGCGTATTGTCAGTTTTATGGGGGAAGTAGCCACGTTAGTACACTATCTATAACGCTTAATCCGGGGGAATGGAACCACGTTGCTCTTGTAAACAACGGCGGCAATTGGACTACATATTTGAACGGCGTTGGAAACACTACGCAGACAAAGGGAAACGTATCTGCTATATCTAGCACGGGTTCTTGGGCTTCTTATATAGGATGCGGTAATGGCAGTGGTGATAACAACCCTTGCAAAGGCATTATGTCTAATGTTCGATTTGTAAAAGGAACGGCTGTTTACACATCTAACTTCACTCCATCAACAGCGCCGTTAACGGCTATTACAAACACTTCTTCTTTAGTTGCCCAAAACAATCGTTTCGTTGACAACTCTAGCCATGCAAACACAGTCACACCAACAGGCGCAATACAGATAACAGCATTTGGCCCATTCCTGACTGACGCAGTGTATAACGCTGCGGTGAACGGGGCATCAGCATACATGGATGGTAGTGGTGATACACTCCGAGCTACTTGGACAGCAGCAGATATTATTAATCAAAACTTTACGTTAGAGTACTGGCTGTATTATACACAAACGTCTGGATATGGAACTGTTAGTATTGGTGCTAACAATAATACTGCTGGTTACACTTCTTTGACGTATCTTGCTTCTGACGGTCAAGTTTTCAGTGATGACGGACAAAATAGTGGTTCAGGCCCAGACGCAGGAGCAGGAGCTATTAGTCCTAATTCTTGGAACCACTTGGCGTTGGTTCGGGTATCTAACGATATGTTTATTTATATCAACGGAGCAAAAGTTGCAACGAAAGCCATTACTGCTAGTTTATTTCAGGGGCAATCTGGTGAGTTTGGAATAGGCTACATTGCTAACCCGTTAGAAGGCTATATATCTGACGCAAGAGTAGTAACTTCCGCCGTATATACTGGCAACACGTATACTGTACCAACAGCCCCATTAACAGCCATAACCAACACCAAGCTGCTCTTAAACATGGCAGATGGTCAGGCGATTGACAGTGCTGCACAGACTAATATGGCGTTGTATGATGGTGCAAACATAAGCACTACACAAAAGAAATTTGGAAATAGTAGTGTATACTTAGACGGTGATGATCTTGTGCGAACAGCCGTCAACCCTTCTTTTGCGTTTGGCACAGGGGATTTTACAATAGAGGGTTGGGTTTATTTAACGGCTATAAATCAATACGACAATATTTTTGATATGCGCCATTCGGGGAGTACAACTCATATAGATGTTTATTTTGATGGAAGTCCTTTGCGTTTAAGGTATTATGTTAATGGGGGCGAAAGGTTTACTTCTGATACAGCCGTTTCATTAAATACTTGGACACACCTAGCATTAGTTCGCAGTAGTGGTACTACAAAACTTTACCAACAAGGCACTTCTGTTGGGTCGTATAGTGACAGTACTAATCTTTCTTCTGGGCAATTGCATCTTGGTGGTAGGTATTCAAATCAAAATTTTGCCGAAGGATATTTTGATGAAGTTAGAGTAAGCAACATGGCACGTTACACCAGCAATTTTACAGCTCCGACAGCCGCCTTCCCAGATAAAGGACAAGACGAATGAAGATAGCAAGATTAAGTGGCAGCACTATAGGCGAGATAGCAGACCACAAGTCTCTGTTCCCTAACACTAGCTTTCCAAAGTCTGGCCCTGATGCAGATTGGCTTGCAGCTAATAGCTGTGCCGAGGTGATTACGTTCTTAGCTTATAATAGCGCCACGCAGAAGAGCGAGAGTGTCACGCCTTATTTATCAGACGGCAAGGTGTACACCAGACGTGTCACTGACATGACCTCTGAAGAACAGGCGGCGGTAGTAACAGCGGCTAACGCAGCAACAGCAACACGCAACAGGGCAGAGCGTGACAAGCGGCTGGCAAGTTGCGATTGGGTTGTGACCAAGGCGCTTGAAAGCGGTGAGGCTGTGCCTAGTGCATGGGTAACTTACCGTACAGCACTGCGTAATATCACCACACATGCGAACTGGCCTAACCTAAACTATCCTAACATGGATGGTAGCGGTGGCGATTGGCCCGTTGAGCCTAGCTAATGGCAGGTATAGATGAGCGTGTTTCCGCGCTAGAAAAGGATGTTGTGGCTTTGCAAACAGAGGTAAGAATCCAATTTAAGGAAGTCTTTACTAGAATCAAGCGACTTGAGGCTGTGCTTATAGCTACATCTGGTGCAACAATCATTATGCTGTTAACAATTCTTAGTCGTATGGGGTAAGCATGTGGTACACGTTTTTGTTCTTATACTATATATAGGCATAGGATCAGAACGTGCGGCAATAAGTACTGATTTATACTTTAAAAGATTAGATATATGTAATTGGTACGCGGAACACTTAGTTAGGCGCTTCGGATACCCCGAAACAAGAGATTACGGTACAGCTTACTGTGTACCTAAATCAGTCAACCCTAACGAGGTAACAGTATATGATTGACCCTGTTACAGCTTTTGCAGCAGCTAACGCAGCGTTTAAAGGCGTGAAGATGTTAGTCGGTGCTGGCCGTGAGATGCAAGATGTTAGCAAGCAGCTTGGACAGTGGTATTGCGCCGTTGCGGATATAAGCAGGGCAGAAACTCAACGTAAAAACCCAACATGGTTGGATAAAAAGACGCATGGAACCGATAACATAGAGCAAGAAGCTATGGATATTGTGATCCGTAAGAAAACTTTGATAGAAAAAGAAAAAGAGATTAAGTTTATGCTAGACTATAGGTTTGGCTTAGGGACTTACGATGAGATGCTAGGTATGCGCCGCAAGATACGTGCTGAACGGGAAGAGACTGTATATAAGGCTATGGAAGCCAAGCGCCAAATACAGAACAACATGGCTATAGGTGGGTTAAGTTTGGGTATATTGTGTATGTTAGGTGGTGGTATGTATTTAATAATGTTGGCTACCCAGTGATAAATGCGTTAATACTATCAGTAACGCTTGCGGGGGTCGCTAATCCGACTCATGTGCAATGCCATTTATGGAAACGGCTTACAGCCGAAAACGGTCAAAAGGTGTGTGTATACAGATTTACTGCAGGGTATGGTGGCTTGGGGTATCACTATCCTACAAAGAGTTTTTCTGAGTGTCCTAAAGTGTTTAGTTGTCTTTACGAGAAGAAAGACAAACGGCCTAGTTTGTCAGAGATATTGGATGGCCTGAAAGGAGGTTTCTAATGCAGATAGCTTTTAAGAAGATACTAGAATATAAGCTGCTACCGCGTTTTATGATGTTCACTATGACGGTGGTGTATGTACGGTGCATAGAATGGGCGCTAACGCAGCCTGACTTATCTACGCAGCAAGCGTCTTTAATTTCTGTTGTAACGGGAGCCATGACGGGCGCATTTGCTGTCTGGTTGAGTCACGAAAAATGATGGCATTATTGGGAAGTTTGCTAGGTTTTGGGAGTTCTTTTCTCCCCGAGGTTCTTAGCTATTTTAAAGCTAATCAAGCGCAGAAGCATCGTATGGAAATGATGCAGCTAGAGACAGAGCTTGCCCAGAAACGTTCTGAGATGAAGCTGGTCGAGCTAGATAAAAAAGCTGACATTGAAGAAACAAGAGGGTTGTATGAGCATGACCGATCTATTGACGCTGGAGGATTTATCAACGCTCTCAGGGGTAGTGTTCGTCCTGTTGTTACTTATGCCTTTTTCGGATTGTTCGTAGCCACAAAAGTTGTGATTATGGTTAAGGTTACACAGGCAGGTGGTGATTGGATGCAAGCTGTTGACTTGATGTGGGATGGTGAAACGTCAGGTTTATTTAGTGCAGTGTTAGCGTTTTGGTTTGGAAATAGAGCAATCTCTAAATATGCGGGGAAGTAGTTATGGGCTACAAGTTAGGAAAACGAAGCCTGTCAAGGCTAGAAGGTGTAGACGAAAGTCTGGTAACTGTCGTGAAGTACGCCATAGGTGTTACCAAACAAGACTTTTCGGTGATCTGCGGACTGCGAACAATAGACGAGCAACGTGCTTTAGTAGCAAAGGGCGCATCGCAAACCATGAAGTCAAAACACATTGATGGTAATGCTGTGGACCTAATGGCTTACTGTAACGGTGGGGGTCGGTGGGAGCTTAACCTGTACGATGAGATTGCCGATGCCATGAAAGAAGGCGCAGAAGCTGCGGGTGTTAAGTTACGGTGGGGCGCTGCATGGACTATCGACGATTTAGGCGCTTATGACGGCACAGCAGAACATGCTATGTGTTCGTACATAGACACACGTAGATCACAGGCGCGTAGGCCATTTATTGATGCGCCGCACTTTGAGCTAATGGAAACTATTGGGGGTTGGACAAGATTTAATCCTATAGCCTTTTTGGGTTCGTGCAGATCATTGTTTAACTGGACTAATCTATCAGGAGAAGACTTTATAGGCGCGGGTACTAGCTTAAAGTTTTATGTGTTTGAAGGTAATCAGGCTAACGATATAACTCCTATCCGATCATCTAACAATGCAGTTACGTTTGCGGCTACTAATGGGTCAAGCACCATAACTGCTACGGATGCGTCACACGGAGCAGTATTAAACGATTTTGTTACGTTTTCGGGAGCAGCATCGTTAGGGGGTCAAGTAACGGCTGCAGTGCTGAACAAGGAATATCAAATAACTGAAATAGTAAGTGCTAATGCTTACAAGTTTGTAGCCACAGCTACAGCTAGTGGTAGTGACAGTGGTAACGGCGGGTCTAGTGCTAAGGCTGCATATCAAATAAACACAGGACAAACTAACGCTACTTTTGGTGCAGGTTGGGGCGCAGGTATATGGGGGCGAGGTACGTGGGGTTCTGCGGCTAATGTAACTATCCCCGTTGCATCATTACGCTTATGGTCTCAAGATAACTTTGGTGAAGACCTTATTATGTGTGTACGTAATGGGGGCATATTTTACTGGGACACTTCAGGTGGAGTAGGCGCAAGAGCAGTTGCATTGTCTACTTTAGGTGGCGCGCAGGCCGCGCCTACTGTAGCCGCTATTGTTTTAGTATCTGAAAAAGATCGACACGTAATTGCATTTGGGTGCGATCCTGAAAGTGCTTCTGGTACACAAGACCCGTTAACGATTAGATTTTCTAGTCAAGAATCCGCAGTTGAGTGGCGTACCCTAGACACTAACACCGCAGGAGAACTACAACTTAGTTCAGGCAGTGCCATTGTTGCAGCGGTGCAAACTAAACAACAGATACTTGTCTTAACAGATATATCTGTACACGCGCTGCAGTATGTAGGTGATCCGTTTGTATACGGGCTTTCGGAAGTATCTAGAAATATTTCTATAGCAGGACAGAACGCTGCTGTAGCTATAGGAGACGCTGTATATTGGATGGGTAAAGGGCAGTTTTACCTATATAATGGTAATGTTAAAGAAATACCTTGCTCAGTAAAAGAATACGTATTTACAGATTTAAACTTACCACAACAATCTAAAGTTATGGCAGGTAGCAATACAGCTTTTTCTGAGGTGTGGTGGTTCTACCCTTCTTTAAATTCAGAAAACAATGATAAGTATGTAGTATTTAATTATGCTGAAAATATCTGGTATTATGGCACCCTTAGCCGCACTGCATGGATAGACAATACTCACGCGGGAAATCCTATGGCTGCAGCTACAGATGGGTACTTATACACACATGAGATTGGCACTGATGACGGCAGCACAACTCCTGCATCTAGTATAGATGCGTTTATAGAATCTAGCCCTATAGAACTTAGCGACGGCAATCAGTTTATGTTCGGGCGTAGAATACTACCTGACATATCATTTAGAAATTCTACAAGTGTAGGAACTGCATCTGCAGAACTTAGTCTATCTGCTAGAAACAGTCCGGGTGGCAGTGCTTTTGGTACTGAAGATAACACACTAACAGGACAACCAATACCTGTAGGTACATTTACTGAAGAAGTAGACATACGGATTAGGGGTCGCTCAGTAGCGTTAAAGTTAGCTTCCATATCCAGTGTTCCCGGTGTTTCGTGGCGGTTGGGTACTCCTAGAATAGATGTACGTCCAGATGGGAGACGATGATGACTACTGAAGTACCTGTCCCATTCTTTGCTGATGCTCCTGAAGAGTATGATGCGGTGTATTTTGCACAGATGACGCGTAGCTTTGCATTATACGCACAGCAAATGAATAATCCCGGCCCTATGCGGGGTACAACTCTAGTGATGACTAATCTCCCTGTGTTTGCTAATAACACAGCAGCGGTATCTGGCGGACTAGCCGTTAACAGTGTCTACAAGACTTCTGGGCAACAGCTTCTCTGAAAGCGTAGCAAACGTAACTACTCCGGGAGACAACTACGAGTATCGTGGGGGTACGTTATATGAAGGCGATTCTAACGTACCTTACATGGGTCCAAATGTTAAAACAAACTACGGAACATTAGGACAAGCTGATTCTGAAAGTACGGGTAGCAAAAATTTCTATCAAAATGTTACAAGTAGCGGAGATACACGCAGTTCTACCGCACAATCAGGGCCATCAAATGTACCTCCTGCAGAACGAGGTACTAGAACTACTACAATGCAAAAAGTTATTCCCGGTCTTGCACTTGGCGCGGCTGGGTTTGGACCTATTGCGGCAGGTGCTGCTTTATATAGAGGGCTAGGCTCTAACCAATATGGTGTACCTCAGTTTCAAAGTCCTAGCGGGGAGTTTACTACTACACAAGATGAAATAAATCGTGCTGTAGCAAGAGCAACTGCCACAAAGAAAGGAACTGCGGGAACAGGGGACGGTAAGTCTTTTTTTGGTGGTGAACGTAGTTCAGAAGGTTATACAAGCGATATAAGAAAAGCGGGTGTAAAACATCCAAGAATTGAAGGGGCATTTTTTAAGAAAGATGATCCTAGTGGTCGAGCTTATAAAATTAATGCTTTTGGTAACAGCTATGAAGTTGATACTTTTGGGCCAAACATAGGTAATTCTTCTCAGATTCGTAGGGATGCCGAAGCTGCTATGATGCCTGATGATGGCGGTATTGCTATGGTACGTCGCGCTGCTCCTATAACACAGGCTACCGTACCTACCGATGGTTTACCCGCTGTGAGTGCTATGTCTCAAGAGGCTGCGGCGGGTCAGTTTGTGCCTATACCTAACCCCGACTATGATCCTACAGACCCGTTATCTCCAAGATATATTATTAACCCAACATACGATCAGCTTGTTGAGTATAAAAAATCTGTAACGGGTATGGCAAGAGGTGGTGAGGTTGAGTCGGCGCTAGGCGGTAATGAGAAAGACCTGATTAACGATGCTGAAAAAGCCATACGTGGTGAGTTAGACGAGACTAGGGCTGCTATTATTCTTGCTCAATACGTGCAGCAGTACGGAGAAGGTGCGTTAATGAACCTAGTAGATAGTGTACGTACTGGTGAGGCTGACGAAACCCGCGCACAATTTGCAAGTGGTAAAAACGGCATGGTACGCGGTAACGGTGACGGGTCTGGTGTAGATGATATGGTGACGGCTCAACTTAAAGACGGTGATGCTACGCAAGACGTGCTACTAGCAGACGGTGAATTTGTAATGCGTAAAGATGCAACAGATTCATTACAGAAAGCATATGGTGATGATATGCTTGATAAAATAAACGATGCTGGTCCCAACGCCGCCGCAGCTCTTAAAAAGTACCTTACCGGATGAAAGATGTAATTGTAGAAAGCAACCCTGTTATAACACCTGTGCCTATTGAGTACTTAGATACGGTGTGGCCTCAAGTTGAGGAGTTTATGGATCGTGCGGTGCGGACTACAAACGACAAGTTTACTACTCAAAGCGTTTATGATGATATAAAACGTGGTTTTTATACGTTATGGATTATTGTTAAGGATGATGTTATTGTGACTGCACTTACAACTCGCATACTAGAATACCCTAACAAACGTGGGTTAGCAGTTGATTGGGTTGGCGGTGGCAATATGGTAGAGGTCTTAGCTTTGTCTCAGTCTACACTACGTAAATACGCTAAAGATAATAACTGTGACCACCTTGAAGGTTACGGACGTAAGGCATGGGGGCGATGCCTAAAGAAGTATGGCTGGAAGCCAGAATACATTGCTTACAAAATGGAGTTATCCGATGGGCGGTAGTACAACATACAACAGCACAACTACTCAAGCGGGTTCTTCTGTTGCGGACTTACCCGCATGGGCCAAACCTTACTTTGAACGTAA